ATCTACGCTTACAGCCATAATTTATTTTTTATTATTATAATAATAGGCCACCATTTAGTAGCCTATTACTATAAAGGGTGACTATTTAAGTCTTTTTTCAATTGCCTTGTAAACTTCCATACCTTCGTCAGTTTTAAACCATGCAGCTAACGCTGAATATGGGTGCTCATCAAATGGTACAGTCATTACTTTTCGGCCATTTTTGCCGTAAGTAAAAGTTATTTGGTCTTGTGATAATTTTAATATACCTCCTTCAACCGCTCTAGCTCCAAAGCTTCTAAGCTGTGTGTTTTCGTCTTGAGCTAATTCTAAGAATAGTATTGGTTGTTTTCTAGAGAATATTAATACATCTCTTTTTAATTCGGTAGATGATAAATCATTTACTTTCTCACCTATCTCAACGCGCATAATAGCTTCAGCTTCGTCCACAGTTAGGGCTTTTGCTAAATTCATTGCTTGCATTTCATATTCAATCCATTCTACTTCATTAGTGGCTAATTCTTGAGGTTTGTATTCCTCATAGTATTTACCTAAGCAAGGGTGATATAGTGATAATAATTTTTGTAGCGCAATTTCTTCTTTTTTAACATTAAGTTTTCCGTTTCTAAAAACAATTCGACCCATAATACATTGGCCTTTTTGCTCATCAACGAATACTGAGTTTTGATTTGTTGCGTACCTTAATTCTCTTTGAGTGTTTGTAGCTGGGTCAAAGTATAACATACTTTTGTTCCTGCTATGAGTTGTGGCTAACGTGAATACTAAAGGCTCTTTACCTGTAACTAATTCGTATAACCTATCTTTGATGATCCAGTCATCTTTTACTTTTGCTTTTTCAGCCATGATATAATATAATATAAATGTTAATAATAATAAGAGTAATAATTACCCCCGTAATTACAACGAGGGTAACAATTACAATAAATTGACTATTATGTCGCTTTCAATAATACAAAGTTATTCGCTGCTTGTGTACAAAGTGTTCTTTCTGATAAGAAATGAACATTCATAACATCGGCGTCACTTGTGTAATTTCCACCAACTGAACCAGTAACCCAAGATTTCAAACGTCTGTCATCAGCCTCTGAAGCTCTATAACGTATATGTAAGAAAGGTCTTGAAATATTTTGTCCAAGTTGCTGATCGTAAACTGTAGAAGTTCCTGCTGGAACAATTACACCTTTAATATCGTCAATTAATCCACGAGTTGTAGAGTCATTTAAATATTTCCAATCAGTTTTGTAGAAGTCGTAAGCTCCACGTCTAAATCCAGAGAATCCAAGGTTTAAAGCCATATCTTCAGAATTATCAAATACACCGTAAGATGTACCTCCTGCTCCGTAAGAATTTTGAACAGCTAGCATGTTATCAATAGAAAGAGATGTTGATCTGTCTAAGAACATCATGTTTTCTTCAATAGCACCTTGCTTATCAAGTTCTTGTAATATAGTGTCAAATTGGTCTATTCCAGTTGCTCCTGCTACTATTGAATCAAAGTTAGGATCGTTAAATACTAAACCTCTTTCCTCTAGTGATGCAAACAAACCTTGCATACCTGCAATGTTAGCCCCTGCTGCGTCAGTCATTGCTCCAGCTGCTGCTTGAGAATTTTCTGCTTCAACCATACTCATTTCTAAGTAATCCTCAAATCTAATTCTTGATTCATGCTCAGATTTTAAATACCATAAGTATCCACCTGTTCCGATCTCAGTTGTAACTTCAACCCATCCAATTTGAGCAACGTCTGAACCGTTAACCTCATACTTGTCTCTTAAGATGATTGGTTTATTACTGTAAGTTGTAAAAGATGCATCAACTGAATTACCAGCTAATACAGATCCTTTTCCATATTCAGAACCGAATACGAAACCGCTAAGCGCTGTACCTGCCCCAGCAACTGCTCCTTGTAATGCTAAAGTTAAGTTTCTATTTGCATTATCGTAGACTTCAACGTTGTACGTTTGAACTCCAGCTCCTAAGCCTCCAAGAGACTTAATAAAAACTTTGTTAGTTACATTACCTAAAGCAATAACTAAAGTCATACCTGGTCCAAGTAATGGAATTTTTCCATCTGCCCCTGGTGAAGGTAATCCGATTGTTTGTGCTCCTGCTCCAATTGGTGCCGCTGCGCCTCCATTTGATGTGAAAGTGTCATAAGCAATATGTAGTCTTCCTTGTTCTGACCAAACTACTTGATCTGATGCCATCGGCATCTCTGCTCCAACCATTCTCAAAAAGCCTGTGATCGTTCTGTTTCCATAACGCTCTATTTCCTTTTCGTAAACTTCGGGTAAAAATTGTTGTGTCCAAGTCATATCCGCAAGAGCCAAATAGTTGTCTCCGAATAAACCTTTTACAGGTCTTGGTGTTAAGTGTGCTAAGTTAGCCAGCGTAGCTGGTGCTGTAGCAAATCCTGGTGCTGCCATAGTTTAATTATTTAATGTGTTTAAAACTTTTAATTTTTAATTTTGAATCACTTCCCCCTGAATCGACTGAACGCACTGCCCATCCATTACTGCTCTTAACCTCCTGATGAGTGCCTCTCGCGCCCATTTGTATGTTTTTAGATTTGGATATGCTCGTTTTCATGGCGTCGGATTTTCCTTGCTCATAAAAATGATTTGCAATTGAGTCTGCATTCATAGCTGTAAATATCCCCTTGTGATAACCTTTAGCATCTGACATTTGATTATCTTTGTCCAAGAACTTCTTGACAAAGTTGTTAATGTCGCTTTGGCTTTCTTTAATTGAGGGAGCATCCTTTACTTTAAAACGGTATTTTTTGTCTCCAACTTGATAATCAAAACCTTTGAAATCGTCATTAAAAACCGTGTCCGTTTTATTCAAAAACACTTTTGTTTGCTTCTCAGCTAATTGAGTTGCTGCTTCGTTTTCTTTTGTATAGCGATTGAAAAAATCTACCGCTTTCTTTTGTTCAGGAGCTAATCTGCTACCTCCTTTTATTTCTTCGTAGTACTTAGATTTTAATCCATCTAAGTGACTTTTAGCTTTTGCAAGCTCTTCTCTTTTTGCTAACTTTTTACGTCTTACATCTCGTTCTTCATCGATATCTTCGTCAAAAGCAAACTTGTCTTCCATTATAAAATCAACATCCTCTTTATCTAAATGAGGTCTTGTGTTTTCATAATATTCTCTTAATAATTGAGACTCGTTTAATTGGCTATAGTCAGTATTTAATTTTACATAATCTTGTAAACTACCGCCGGTATCATTCATGAACTCTACAACCTTCTGTATATTTTCTGGCAATTCAACACCTGCAGCTTGTTCTACAATTGCTTGCTCAACTTGTTCTTCAAGTTTTTCCGCTGTTTCTACAACTACCTCTTCTTCTGTTATTTCTTCGAGAAAAGATTCTGGCTCATCTTGAACGGGCTCTGGTTGTTGTGGTACTTCTTTTTCCACTTCTTGTACAGGTTCGGTTGGTTGATCTGCAACCACGTCTGTTGTTTCTTGCTCTGTATCGGCATTTTCTTTCGGTTTATTCAATTGAGAAAGGTCTAACTTAATGTTACCCTCATCGCTCATTGAGATTCCTTGAGGCTCTATAACCTCGGCTGGAGTTTTTACTTCCGGTGTTTTTGTTTCTGGAGCTTTAATTTTAAAGTCTCCTTCTTGTTTTAATTCTGACATGATAAAATATTATATAAGTGTTATTACTATTATTACCTAGGATCGAAAGCACCTAAGCCAAATCCACCACCCATTGTGTCATTTCCTCCTGATTCGAAGTTAGTAGGGGGTGTATCATTCTTTCTTTGAGAAATCATTTCACTTTGCTGTGTACCTTGCATTCTTGTACGTTTGTCTTTACGATCTTCAATTTCTTTTTCTTTAGCTTTAGCATTATCTACTTCAATGCCTTTAAGCTCCATGTTGTATTGGAATTCTAAAGCCATTAATTCTTTCTTAGCTTCTACCTCAACCTGTATTCTTTGTTGCTCAATCTGACCTTTTAATTGTTCTAATTGAGACTTAGTTTGAAACAAAGCTTGATCTTTTTGAACTTCAGCTTGAGCGGCAACTTGCTGCGCTTGAGCATTAGCTTGGGCTTGAGCTTGTATATTTGCTTGCTGTTCTTCTTGTAATCTTTCTTGGCGTTTCTTTTGCCTAACTTTTAGCAATTGATTAGCTAGCTTAAGATTTTTAACCTCTCTTATATCAATAGCATCTGAAAGATCTATTAGCCCACCTTGCAAAGCTGCTTGTATATTGTTTTCAAGTAATTGCTTTTGCTCATCATCAGGTGTTAATTCTAAAAATATACCGAAATCATGCAAATGCAAATCTCTCATTTCATCTAAGGTAGCCACGTTAAACCCTCCTATTTTTTGTATAAAAGATTCTTTTGCTGGATGATATTCTAAAATATCAGATATTCTTAATGACAAACACTCTGCTGTTTCTCTTGTTAAGTATAAACCAGCATCTAATATGTGTCTTGTAGCTGTATTTGAATTAGCCGCTGCCATTTTTTGAACACCCACTAAAGCTCTTGCGTCTGGGGTGCTACCGTCTCTTGCTTCATTAAGACCCGTTACATCTCTTATCATTTGCAGATAGTAGTTGTAAGTTGATATTAATGTTTGCAATTTTTGACCGCCACTTCCTGTTTGTACTTCTTGTATAGGCACTTTACCAGGATTCATATCACCCTCTTGTGTAAACGATCTACCTATAATAGAACCTGTTTGGAAAAACATATTTAATGCTTCCTGAGGATTATAGTTTGTACCGTTACCTAAATCAACTTCATTAATACCATCAGCATCTAAATAAACACCATCAGGTATCATTCTTTGTAATACTTGTTGTAGCTTTAAATGTGTTAATTGTATCATATCCGCAAAAGCAGTACAACGACTTACTATTGATTCAATTTTACCTTGATACATTCTTGGTGCTGTAATGGCGTAATTCATTTTAACCTTAGTGCTATCGCTTTTAGGTCTCATCATATTTTTAGCCATCTCCCATTTAAGAACAATATCTGTTCCTAATATCATAACACCTTCGTATAATACTTCTAACGATCTTGACATTTTGCCAAATTGCTCTTCGTACATTTCAATCGGTGGATTGAACTGATCGTCTCTAACAATTATCTTGGATGCTCCAGTAGCAGTTTCTTTTACTTTATAAACTTCGTTCATGTAAGTTTTATAATTAAAGTAAAGTACTTGCACTATATTTTGATCCCTATTATTATTGTTTGTATTGCTTATACTATTATTCCAAACACCGTAATTTTGAGATCCTTGCTGTTGGATTTGTTCCATCTGCTCCTCAGTTAGGTTCGGAAACTGCTTTTTAAGCTCGTTTAAGGGCACGAATTTAACTTCCCCTGCATAATATATATCTTGAAAATACGGGTCCTCTGTGTAAGAATAAATTAAATAAGCTGGATCAACATACTCTACGGTAACGCCTTCTGATT